GTTCAAAACGATAAACCATTTGCAGCAAGTATATGGGCATCACTCATTACATTTTTAGGTGGTGTGGCTATCATCAACTATACAAATGACAACATGATGATTATACCAGCAGTGTTGGGTGCTTTTGTTGGCACATTTATTGGTATGAAATATCACATAGGAGACAAAATTGAATCAAAAGGACTATAATAACTTTGAAACACAGAAAGCAATTTTATTAGAGTATTTACAGGTAATGATTGCGATTGAAGATTGGCATGGTGTATCAGATTTGGCAAACGATTTACGTGAACTAGAAGCAAAGCAGGACGCAAAATATAAAAGTAAATAAGGAGATAATATGGCAAAACAAGTTGGTGTAACTAAACACAAATCTGTATTCAAACGCACCAAACAAGGTGGTCAAAAGAAAACAGCATCAATGAATAAACACGAAAAACGTTCACATAAAAAATATAGAGGTCAAGGTCGATGATAAAGAAGCAGCAAACAAAACTAACAGACGAAAGAACATCATTCAAACCATTTGCATATCCTTGGGCATACGAGAGTTGGCTAAAACATGAACAATCACACTGGCTACACACTGAAGTACCGATGCTTGAGGATGTTAAGGATTGGAAAAATAAACTTACACAAAACGAAAAGAATTTTCTTACACATATTTTCAGATTCTTTACTCAGGGCGACATTGATGTTGCAGGTGGCTATGTTAATAATTACCTACCTTACTTCCCTCAGCCTGAAGTAAGAATGATGCTATTGGGTTTTGCAGCACGTGAAGCACTACACATTGCAGCATATTCACACTTGATTGAAACACTTGGTATGCCAGATACCACATACACAGAGTTTCTTGAGTATGAAGAGATGCGCTCAAAACACGATTATGTTTTGAGTGTTAGTTCACAGAATGGCGACAGAGCATCAACAGCAGCACACATTGCAGTATTCTCAGCATTCACTGAAGGTATGCAGTTGTTTAGTTCTTTCATTATGTTATTGAACTTTGCACGACAAGGCAAAATGCGTGGTATGGGTCAAATTATTACATGGTCAATCGTTGATGAAACACAACATGCGGAGTCAATGATCAAGTTGTTCCGCACATATATCGAAGAGAACAAGGAGATATGGAATGATGATCTCAAATCAAAAATTTATACCATTGCTGAAAAGATGGTTGAACTCGAAGATAAGTTTATCGATCTTGCTTTTGCTATGGGTGGTATTGATGGGCTATCTGCTGATGATGTCAAATCATATATACGCTACATTGCTGATCGCAGGCTCATTTCTCTTGGTCTTAAAGGCGTATTCAAGGTCAAGAAGAATCCGCTTTCATGGGTTGAAGAGATGATCAATGCGCCAACACATACCAATTTCTTTGAAAATCGTGCAACAGATTATTCTAAAGGTGCACTGACAGGCAATTGGGAAACAGTGTGGGGTAAAGCAGCATAATTGTTACAAAACGATTTCAGTTTTGTTACAGTTCTATTTAAAAACTTGAAAAAAATAGATAAGTGTGATATTGTGCAACCGCACAATTTCTATAGGAGATATTATGAAGAATCTATTATTATCGTTGTTACTATTCACAGGTGTCGCATCAGCAGCAGATTTAACCGGTGCTGGTGCGACATTTCCATATCCAATCTATGCAAAATGGGCTGAAGCATACAAATCAGCAACAGGCATAGGACTCAATTATCAATCAATCGGATCGGGTGGCGGTATCCGTCAAATCAAAGCAAAGACAGTTGACTTTGGTGCATCTGATATGCCATTGAAGCCAGAAGAATTAGACAAAGAAGGTCTAATGCAATTTCCTGCAATCATTGGTGGTGTAGTTCCAGTTGTAAATCTTGATGGTATTGCACCAGGTCAATTGAAGTTGACAAGTGATGTTGTTGCAGGTATTCATCTTGGTAAAATTACAAAGTGGAATGACAAAGCAATCACTGATTTGAATCCTGGTGTAAATTTACCAGCATTGAATATCACTGTAATTCATCGTGCAGATGGTTCTGGTACAACATTCATTTGGACAAACTATCTGAGTAAAGCAAATCCAGAGTTTGCAAAAGCAGTCGGTGAAGGCACAGCAGTAAAATGGCCTACAGGTATTGGTGGTAAAGGTAATGAAGGTGTTGCAGCTAACGTTCAACGTGTTAAGGGTGCGTTTGGTTACGTTGAATATGCATACGCAAAGAAAAATAAAATTGCATGGGCACAATTGAAGAATCGTGATGGCAATTTTGTACAACCAGACGATAGTACATTCAAAGCAGCAGCAGCAAATGCAGATTGGGCAAATGCACCAGGCATGTATTTGTTACTAACATATCAAACAGGTAAAGACGCATGGCCTGCAACTGGCGCAAGTTTTATTCTAATGCACAAGCAACAAGCCGATGCACTAACAGGCAAAGCAATTCTTAAATTCTTTGATTGGAGTTACAAGAATGGTGCAAAGATGAGTGAAGATTTGGAGTACGTACATATGCCCCAATCAGTTATCAAGTTAGTACAGGATAATTGGAAAAAGGATCTAAAAGGTCCTGATGGTAACACAATTTGGAAATAAGGATAAATCCATGAAACTATTTAAAAAACTTGCTATTATTGTTGCACTTACGACAGTAATTCCAGCATATGCTGATAGTCACAAAGAAACTCTGAGTATTCTGAGAGACAAAGGTATTCTTACTCAACAAGAGTATGAAACTAAAATCAAAGAATATGAGGACAAAGAAGAAAATAAAAAATTTGTTGAACAAAGAATTGACAGAGATGTTAGTGAATCAAACAAATGGAGAATTGCAAGACAAGATGATGGTGGAGTCATGGGCAATGGACTTGGAATCAAATCTAAAGACGGTAACACGACTGCCCAATTTACAGGTAGACTTCATATGGACTACCGAACTTATACACCAGACTATGCCGCAGGTCAAAGCACAGATACGTATCAAGATGGCTTAGAAGTACGTCGTGCAAGATTTGGTGTTCGTGGTCAATTTGCAAAAGACTTCAAATATCTTCTATTAGCAAACTTTGGTAATGATACAGGTGCAGCATCAACATCATCTACTATGGATGAAATGTGGGTAAACTATGCAGCCAATCCTGAAATTCAGTTTCAATTTGGTTTGTTTAAAATGCCATTTAGTCTTGAGCAGTTGACCAGTTCAAACAATCTTGACTTTATGGAACGCAGTTTAATTGGTCAAACAGAAGGTGAATTTATACCTGCAAAAGAAACAGGAGTGATGATACATGGTGTGCCTAAAACTGGTTTTACATATGCCGTGGCTCTCAGTCGTGGACGAGGAAATAAGAGCGCCACAGCGGATGGTACTGATGTAATTGGTCGTGCAACAGTAAACTTTGCTGAACTTGCTATGATCAAAGACACAGTAATGCATCTTGGTGCAGCATACAGTGTAGGTGACATTAGAGGTGGCGTAGCACCAGCAAGTGGTCGTACAGAAAGTCGCCAACAAAGTGCATACTTCACAGGTCCTACATTGAGTGGAGATACAAATCGTACACGCCAAGGTCTTGAAGCAGCATACTCATATAAAGCATTGAAACTACAAGGTGAACAGTTTCAATTCACATATGATCCTGCCTCAGGTGTAGATAGAAAGATTGATGGATATTATGTCCAAGCAATGTATAATCTCACAGGTGAAAACCATAGTTACAAAGATGGTGTATTTGGCTGGGTAAAGCCAAACAATCCAGTTGATAAAGGTGGCAAGGGTGCATGGCAAGTTGGTGTACGTGCAAGTGAGTTCAATGCCGATGATATTGCAGTAGTCGCAGGCAAGACAAACAAAGCAACGTCACTGACATACGGCATTACATGGTTTGCCAATGATAATCTACGCTTCATGTTAAACTATGTTGACACTAAGTTTGACGCACCTGTTGGTGCAGCAGGCAGTCGTGTAAACGGTGATAAAGCAGTAATGCTCAGAGGTCAATTGAGTTTCTAATGTAAAAATAAAATCGGTCACGATGATATGGTGACTCTGGAACCGTAACCAGAATTCCTATGGACAAAACATATCGCAGTATATTCATCTCAGACGTTCACCTTGGAACTAAAGATTGCAAGGCTGAAGCACTAAACAACTTTCTCAAGCACAATTCATGTGAGACATTATATCTTGTTGGCGATATGATCGATGCATGGAAAATCAAACAAAACAAATGGCGATGGAAACAATCACACTCAAATGTGGTACGCCGTATTCTTGGACATTCAAAACGTGGCACAAAAGTTGTGTATGTAATTGGTAATCATGATGAGTTTCTACGACCATATTTACAATATCAATTAGGATTTGGTTTGATTGAAATTGTAAATCAAATTGAACATATTGGTGCTGATGAAAAACATTATCTAGTTGTGCATGGAGATTTGTTTGACGGCATCACTAGATTAGCGCCATGGTTATCCATGTTAGGAGATAGAGCATATGATTTCATACTATCAGCAAATAGTAAGTTCAATTGGATCCGCCATAGACTTGGTTTTGGTTATTGGAGTCTTTCTAGTTTTCTCAAGCACAAGGTAAAACGAGCAGTTGACTTTATGTTTCAGTTTGAAAAAAATCTATCGTCATACTGCAAGAAGAAAGGATATGATGGTGTGATTTGTGGTCATATACATCACGCAGAGATAAAAGAAATTGACGGTGTTATGTATATGAATGATGGTGATTGGGTTGAATCAATGACAGCATTAGTTGAGCATCATGATGGTCGTTGGGAGATAGTTACATGGACACAGGAGAGCGATAATGTGGTTGATGATATTGATAGCGGTACACATAAACAATCCAAACGACGTACCGGGAAAAATAAATCTACAGTTTCAAACACAGCAGCAGTGTGAGCAAACTTTACAATCTATGACCTATTGGTTGAAGTTTGACAATTTCAAGGTTGAAGGTAAATGTCAGAAAAATTAGAAGATAAAATTACGATAGTTGTTCCATGTAAGAATGAAGAAGATTATATTTTTCATTTATTGGAACACCTAAGAATACAAAACATAGGTAATACTAGAGTTATTATTGCTGATGCATCTACCGATAATACCAGAGAAGTTATAAAAAATCACAAAGGTAAACTAAATGTAGAAATAATTGAAGGTGGTCCAGTTTCCATTGCAAAGAACAATGGCGCTAGACTTGTAACGACACCTTACATTTTGTTTATTGATAGTGACGTTCGATTCTTTAGACCTTCTGTCATAAGTGATTGTTTCTATGTGATACAAAGAGAAGATATAGATTTGATTGGTCTAAAAATCAAATGCTACGATAGTGATATCAGAGCACAGATTGGATTTATGTTATTCAATTTGATCAACGAAATCATGAAACACTTTACACCGTTTGCCGTTGGTGCTTTCATGTTGACTAAAACCGATAAGTTTTGGGAACATGGTGGATTTGATGAAAAATATGCGACCAGTGAAGATTTTTTCATATCCAAAAAATACAATCCTAAGAAGTTTAGATTGTTGAATCACTATTTTGGTCAAGATAGCCGAAGATTCAAAAAGATGGGATACTTCGGCATGGCATGGTATCTTGTCAAGAACTTCTGGTACAGAAACAACGAAAATTACTGGAACAATCTGGATTATTCAAAATACTGGAACAATAAAAAATAACATCTAAATAGATGTTTCAGGGGAGTATCATGAAACGCCTATTTTCTTTTGTCATGGCTGTCCTGTTTTCACTACCAGTATATTCAGCAGAATACCGTCTACCTTTTGTCGAACAAAAAGATGGTACAACCAAAATTCCTTTTATTGAAAGAGAATGGATTCTCAGCGTCGGAAGAGATGAGTGGGATATCTATCTTGAAAAGGGAATGTTCGACAAACACAAAGAAATGTATGAGTTTCACGCAGTCACCGCATACAAAACCCCATATTATAGTGATGGCTTAAAGACCAAAGTAAGCAAGATATATACTTACGGAGTTCTAAACTGTAAACAATCAATTCTTCACATTTTCTATGAATGGTATGTTGATCCAGAAGAAAATATGATATTCAGGGGAACATATGAATTTGGTGCATATGCAGTTGAAATGGAAACACCAGATACGGCAAGAAATGAAGTTTACAATCTAATTTGTAAGGAAACGATATGAAAAAATTTATGACAAAGTTTTATATTGCAGTTGGTTATATCTTTCTTTGCTTGTTCCTACCAGTTCAGGCAAAGACACCAGAAGGTGTAATGTATGATGCACAAATCGTGCGTGTAAATGATGGTGATACTGTAGTTATTGCTGCACCATTTCTACCAAAGCCGCTAAAACCAGAACTAGCAGTTCGTATCTATGGTGTAGATACACCAGAGAAAGGTTTTCGTGCGAAATGTCCACAGGAGGATGAAAGAGGCAAACTGGCTACAAAGTTTACAACAGCAGCAGTTGCTAAATCATCTAAGCGTCAAGTGGTTCTCTATGACTGGGACAAGTTTGGTGGTCGTGTTTTGGGAGACATCATTCTAGATGGCCAAAGTCTCCGTGCTCAACTGATTCAAAATGGTTTTGCACGTGAATATTTTGGTGAAGCAAAACAATCATGGTGTAACTAATGATCAAGCTACAGCACGAATGTTCAGCCTGTGGGTCACAATTCAGCATTTCATACAATGAGATGTATACTGAAAGTGATCCAACTCACTGCCCATTTTGTGGTGAGTACCTAATACTTGAAGATGAAAACTTTGATGATCAAGACCTTCATGACGATGAAGATGATGAGCCACTATGACATGGTATTACAATGGTGTGCCGTTTGAAGATGACGGCACACATTTGGGTTTTGTGTATCTAATAGAAAATCTTATCACAGGAAGAAAATATATTGGACGCAAATACTTTAGCAAAGCTGGTTACAAGCAAGTCAACGGCAAAAGAAAAAAGATCAGAAAGCCTTCCGATTGGGAAACGTATTACGGTTCCAACGACACACTCAAAAGAGAAGTTGCCGAAATAGGCGCACATAACTACAGACGCACAATATTATATTTGTGCAAGTCTAAGTCGGAATGTGCTTATTGGGAAACTTACGAAATCCTTACACGCCACGCCTTGTTGGATGAGTCTTATTATAATGATTGGGTCACGGCAAAAATACGCAAAGATCACCTAAAAAATATTGCACTGCATCATAAAAATACTATATAATAGTATACATGGAGGTGCAGTATGTTTAGACGAATTATTGAGTGGCTTACACAGCCTCAATTATCGGAACTTGAGCAATACGTCAGTTCAAGACAGCCGAAAAATGCAGCAGACGTAGAACAGCTTATCAAAGAGTTCAACCAAAAAAGGAGATTACAATGTTTTTGAATCAACCACAATTCCCATCATTTTATACATGGAATGACATTCAGCGTAAATCTGAAGATGTCGCAATTAGAACAATTGATCTCAACAAGTGTGTAATTGATCACGTTCTTACCTATTTTGATGACATTACAGGAAAGCATTTTGCTACATATACAGAGAAGGCAGTAAATCTCAATAACAATGTAGCGGAAGATGCAAAGAAAATCATCAAATCAGAAAGTAAAAAATCTAAGGCTTGAGATAGAAGGTAAAACCAAGTTTTGGCAACCAGTGGTCAGGAATGGATGGTGGATAAAATTCTCCGTCTATCGTGACCACTTTATTTTATTGACGATCATTTCACGTTACACTGGTCAAACAGTTATTCGTTATTATACAAGTGAAGAAGAAGCAGTAGCATACATCAATTTCATTACAACCTGCAACGCACAAGACATAGTTCAATCAGCATAGGTACATTATGAACATTATTGATTCTTTAAAACAGACCAAATCGGTCATTGATACTCTGTTGGAACAAAAAACAATAGAGTTTGCATCAGCAACAATACCTTCACCACTCAATGAATTAGAAATGGCTGCACAAGAATGTGTAGATGCATTGAAACGTGGCAACAAAATCTTTTTCATGGGTAATGGTGGTTCAGCAGCAGAGGCACAACATCTGGCTGGTGAATTAGTATCATACTTCATGACACAAAGTGATCCATATGCTGCAATAGCATTGAACACTGATACCTCTGTTATCACTGCAATTTCAAATGATTTAGGTTACAAACATATATTCTCACGCCAACTACAGGCACTATCAAAACCTGGTGATGTGGCAATCTATTTGTCCACATCAGGCACATCAGAGAATATACTTGAAGCAATGAAATATGGTAAAATAAATGGACTAATCAATATTGCATTTACTGGTCTAAAAACTAGGTACATGCAAGATTATGCCAATTATTATATTGCAGCACCATCAACATCCACACCACGCATACAAGAAGCACATTTGATTTTAGGTCATTGGCTATGTGAATACATAGAAAAGAAACTACAGCCTAACGTCAAAGACGACTTCTAATGTATGCCGATCCAAAAAACTTGTCCTAGATGTGGCACCACACATACCAAACGTGGAGAATATTGTTCACGTTCTTGTGGTAATGTGCGTGTACACACCGAAGAAGATAAAAAAGTTCGCAGACAAAAACTAATTGAGTATCATCAAACACCAGAGGGTGCAGCAACAAGGGCTAAATCATCCCGCATATCTACAGCAATGCGTAAAGGTGAAGAGTGGGAAAATATTGAAGCAGATGAATATGCGGTAGGCATACCTGATGTTACCGATTATGTGGCTGAGTATGATATCACATGGGCACGTGCAGAAAAATGGTAGTTGACAATTATTTCATTCAATAGTATAATCTTATACATGGCAGAGATATATACATTTATACCGAAACAAAAACCTCAAGTGGACAACACAGAGTTGGACCGCTTGAGGGCAAAGTTATTGGAAATACATGAAGCCAGAGATGCACTTAATAGAGAGATAAGATTTATCAAAGATGCAATTAATTTACTTGAAAAAGGCGAAAAATGACCGAAGATGACAGTGACTTTGATCATATTGATGAAGTTAGTGTAATTGACAAGATTGACATTTTACTAACACTCATTGAAAATGGCTCAGAGAACTCACGTACCAGATACAGGGCATTAGCCGCTGTTTTGAGTGAGGCAAAATTTCAGTTATTACATGCATGGAATGAAGCACAATATTATTTGGAACTCTGTGAAGGGTATGAAAAGACAATCAAACAAATAGGCGATAAATTGAAGTAATGATTTATCGCCAAGGAGACGGCGATGAATCAAATGTACAAAGAACTTCTAATTTATATCGTGCTATTACTCACAACTATGGCTCTGCCATATCTTTTTACAGCAATACTTAAATGAACAAACATTTCACACTTACAGAGTGGGTTGTACTATTTTCTTTATTGGTGTTTTTGGTATTCAAATCAGCAGATGCAAAGCCACGTACACAAAAGAAACGTGCAGTTGAAACATATGGCACACTATCGGTGATGGTGACAAATGTGACAGAGAATGTGGTAATTCGTGGACAGAATGTAGATCAAGTTCGTGCATTAGCAAGCATGACAAAACTTATGACTGCAATGGTAGCATTAGATCATAGTATGGATATGAATCGTAAACTATATTTGAGTTCAAAGGCAGGTAGTCGTATACCCAAACGTGAATACACACGTGGTGAATTGTTCCATATGCTATTGATAAAAAGTGATAATGCAGCAGCAGAAACACTAGCAGCAGATTATCCGGGTGGGCGTGAAAAGTTTATCCGTGATATGAATATTCGTGCAGAGATGATGGGTATGTTTAGCACACGTTTTGATGATCCATCTGGTTTGAGTTCTGGTAATCTTAGCACCGCATCTGATGTAACACAGATGTTAATTGCATCCGCATATTATCCAGATATTCGTGAAATATCAACCAAGAAAAGTATGGCAATAATGACTCAGATCAAACGCAAGAATAGAATATTAGTTCTACATAATACGAACACTGCCATTTTGTCACAAATTGATGGTGTTCAGGTAAGCAAGACTGGCTTTACCAACCCTGCAGGATTTTGTGTTGCCATATTGGTAGAGAAGAGTAAAGGTGATAATGTATATTATGAGGCAATTGTCGTTATGGGCGCACGAAATCCTGCACAAAGAGTTGACACTGTAAAAAGAGTGGTGTATAATGATATCAAAGGAGATTATTATGAGCCAAGCAGAATTTGATATTGTTATGAATAGAATCAAGAATCTTACCGAGTATGAAGTACAGGTATTCATACCAGAGGGTTTTGAGTTTGATGGACCAGTGCCTTATGATATGAGTATATCAGGTGATACCGCATGGGTCAAAGTAATTGCTGCATCATTAGAAGAAGCAAAGAATAAAGCATATGAGTTCTTCGAAAGCAAATACAAATAAACCCTGGCTGGCACCAGAATATGATGTACCAGTGCTAGATAATGAAGAAATGTGGTCCCAACGTGTGATTGACCAAGCAGCAGCATATTTGTGGTTAGATATTGATAGGGAAGAAAATGACAAAAAAGAACAGCACAATCAAGATACTGCCTGAGCCAAACATTCACGGCATATTTCCAACACCAGTATTATTTGCAAAGTTTCATCGTGATTGGACAAAGGAAGAAAAAAAATACTTTGATGAAGTTGCGAAATCAACGACACAAAATACTGGTAACCTAACGAGTGCCAATCGATATGTACTTGATGATCCTGTAATGGCGGAGATTCGTGAATATTATCAGTTCTATTTGAATCACTTCATGAAAAGTGTATATGCACCAAAATATGATGTAGAAGCATACATTACACAATCGTGGATGAACTATACAAAAACTGGTCAGTATCATCACAAACATGCACACCCAAACAGTTGGATATCTGGCTGCATTTATATAAGCACTGATCGTGAAAAAGATCGTATCACATTTTATAATGACAAGTACAACAGAATTAATTTGCCGACAGAAAACTATAATCCATTCAATTCAGAATCATGGTGGTTCTCTGTAGGCACTGGTGATATTGTTATCTTTCCATCGTATCTGACACACATGGTAGAACAAACAACAAGCACCGATACCAGAGTGAGTATTGCTATCAATACATTCTTGAAGGGATATATTGGTGATGAACATAGTTTGACTGGCTTGCATTTACAAGGTCAAGACACTGAAGCGCCACAGCGTACAGAGCCAAGGCCAGACAATCAACAAGGCGGTTACTAAGCGGGTGTGGTGGAATGGTATACACACAAGACTTAAAATCTTGCGCCGAAAGGATTGAGGGTTCAAGTCCCTCCGCCCGTACCAACAATAGGGCCGGAAGCATTTTTGGTATATGCGTCCGACTCATAATCGGGGGATAGAGAGTTCGAATCTCTCCCGGCCCACCAAACACT